TGGTTTTCTGCATTCAACTTTCTGCAATACGGGAACACCTTGCTGATTGTCCGGGCAATCAATGAAACAACTGCCCTGAATGGTGGACTGATGCTTCAGGATGATAATGCATTGGATAAAACACCTATTCCGAATACTGCGCAAATTTTGAACGATGATGAAGCTGAATCAGCAGTTCTGGATGGAAAAATTATTTTTGGTGGTGCAAATGATCGGATTCACATACTGGCAAAATATCCGGGTGCAGTTGCCGATGAAATTAAAGTTGCCGTTGCCAATGATACAGATTTCCCAACTGCCAATGTCACAACAGGGGTTGAATTTGTTGATCAATTTGAATTCGCACCTGAAGCAAATGAAATCGCAATCGTGGTTTTGGTCAATGATGAAATCGAAGAAAGATCGATTGTATCTTTGGAACCGGGCGCAAAGAATGATTCGGGAATCAATATTTATATCAATGATTACATCTTCCAGAATTCAGCATGGATCGTGGCATATGAAAACACCACAAGCATTATCGATGTGGCAAGCAATGAAGCAGCAGTTTTGGCAGGTGGTGTGAACGATTCACCGACCAATACCGAAATTCATGCCGGGTTCGATCTTTACAGCAACCCGGAAGAAGTGGATGTGTCAATGATCATCGATGGTGCATGGAATAATTCTTTAACACATCAGTATATTATCGATAACCTTTTGCCGAAACGACTTGATGCCGTTGCATATTTGACCGTTCCACAAGATGATGTGGTTGGTGTAACTTCGGTTTCAACAGCAGTTTCCAATTGTGTCGATTACCGGAAAAATCTGCTTTCCCGATCCACTTCCTATGCTGCCCTTTATGCCAACTGGAAATATCAGGAAGATTCATTTAATGGTGTCTTCAGATGGTTGCCCGTGTCTGCTGATGTTGCAGGAACCCAAACCGCAACAGCAGAAAGCAGGGAACCGTGGATTGCTTCAGCCGGGTATAACCGGGGAAACATTCTGAACACGATCAAGTTTGCAATCAATCCCGATTTAGGTTTCCGGGATCTGCTTTACAAAGACGGTTGCAATCCACTTTTGGTCGATGCAGCCGATGGACCTGTTCTGTTAGGGCAAAAAACCCTGCTTACCAGACCTTCAAGTTTTGATCGGTTGGATGTACGTTGGTTGTTCATCGTTATGGAAAAAGCAATCGCAACTGCTTCGAAATTTTTCATGTTCGAAAAGAACACACCATTTACCCGAAGACAATTCAAGGGTATTGTCGATCCGTTCTTACGGGATATTCAAGGCCGGGAAGGTATTGAACAATTTGAAGTGCAGGTGGATGAAAATATCAACACGCCTGAAGTCCGGGCAAGAAACGAATTCCGGGCAAGAATATTCGTGCAGCCAACCTTGACTGCTGAATTCATTATCCTTGAATTCGTGAATGTCAAATCGGGTGTTGATTTCACCGAAACCATTTCGAAATCAGCGTAAATAATTATGGCAGGGGAACGAAAATAAAAATCCTAATTAGGAACTTTTATTAATAGTTCCCCACCATTATTGAATTTTTAAAGGAGAAACTTAAAATGGCAGGAATAAAAATCGAAGATTTCAAATCTGCATTGACATACGGATACCGACCAAACCTGTACCAGATGGAAATTTTTGGTGTGGATGAAAAGTTTATCTTCTTGTGTAAAGCAACACAGATACCGGGCAAAACCATTGGTCCTGTTGAAGTGCCATATTTGAACATGAAGACAAAGCTTGCAGGTGATGCCACATTCGAAGATCTTACGGTCACCGTAATTATGGACAATGATTTTATAGTCCGAACATCCTTTGAAATTTGGATGGAAACCATCAGGGCAAATGAAGCAGCAGTTGGATTGGAACCCGTTCTTTACAAACGCACAGCACAGGTGATTGCCCTTGATAATGAAGGTGAAGAAATCACCGGATATACATTTGTTGGGATTTGGCCTAATGCCCTTGCACCATTGGATTTGTCTTACGAAACCAATGATACCATTGCAGAATACACGGTCACTTTTTCATATGATTATTGGACACGCCTTGTTTAATTAAGGATCTGAACCCATGACCATGTTCCTAGAAGAACTTAAGGCACAGTTTTCCGATGTCTTAAGGCCTAATCTTTATCATGTCCATATCAAACCTGCGTGGGCATCCACAAACATTGTTGACTTCGGGTATTTGGCGCAAAGTGCCACATTCCCGTTTGTCACATTCAACACGCAACAGGCGGTTTATAATAACCTTACCCAATATTTCGTGAACGGGTATGATTATGATCCTGTTACGTTTGACTTTCTGTTGGATGCCGATAACAGGGTTATAAAATTTTTTGATGAATGGATGCAAAGGATAAGGAATAAAGGTGATGCATCAAGCATCTTAAATAATGCAGCAGGTCTTTCAACTGCATCAGGTGGTGGTACGTTCAATTATCGGGATGAATATGCCGGGGAAGTCCAAGTGGCAATTTTGAACCCACGGCAATTTGAAGTGCTGAAGGTGAATCTGCTTTTTGCCTTCCCGGTCAATATCGATAATCTTGCATTGGCCTATGCCACAAGTGATTCAATATTATCATTGCCTGTATCGTTCAGGTTCACCGAAGCAACATATCAGTTCGATGAAGGCTTGTCCGTTTCAGGTGTGGTTGCCGATATATTTGAAGCAGCAGAAAAATTGTCAAACCCGATAGCTGATAGTTTGGCATCAGCATTGAAAAAACCGTTGCCCGATTCTATTGATTCAAATGCACAAGGCTATAAAAGGGTTGCATCCGGTGGAACTAAAATCGGTGGATCTGGAAATAAAACTAGTTCGACTAGTTCAGGATTTGGATTCGGCAAATTGGCTGATAGTTTAGTAAGTAAAGCATCAAAAGCATTTTCTGCTGCGAAAGGCAAAACATTTAAACTTGGATAATTTGAAAGGGGAAATTATATGAAGGAATTACCTGATATTAATGTGTTACCTGTGCATTCTGTTTATCTTCCGGTTCAAGATAAGAAATTAATGTTTTCACCATACACCATTGAACAGGAAAAAGGCATCGTGTCTGCAATTGAATCGAAGGATTCACCTGCAATGATCGATAATTATAAAGCCTTGATTGGTGAATGTTTTCATGATCCCGTGGACTTCGAAACATTATCGGCAATGGAATTCATTCTGATGTCTGTGAATTTAAGATGCAAGTCCAAGGGTGAAGTTTTGCATGTCACCACGAAATGCAAAAAGTGCAATCATCCAATTGTGATGGACATCCACTTGGAAGATAATATCATAGTCGAAAATCAGGATGTTAAAAAGGGTATGTGTGAAATAACCAAAGATTTAAGTTTTGAAGTTGGTCCGATAAAATTTGATTTCTTATATCAGCTTGCCGAAATCAAAACTGAATCAGATCTTATCCTTCAAACAGCATTGCATTCGATCAACAAAGTCATTTGGAAAAAGGATATTTATCCGAATCTGAATCCATCCGAATTGAGCGAAAAGATAAAATTTTCCCATGAAATGCTGAAGAAAATCTTCAATGAAACAATGGGATTGATCAGAATGAAAATGATGATCCACAGTACATGCGATAATGAAGACTGCAAGAACGAAGAAAATTATCAGATAAGTGATTTTTTAAAATTCTTAACGTGATTGGTAGTTATAAATCTATTGTTCAATATTATAAAGAATTGTTTTTAATGGTACGATATTCCGATTTCAATTTAACTGAAGTAAATCGGATGTTACCTTACGAACTTGAAATTTATGTATCATTGCAACTTCAAGCTGTGCAGGAAGAAAAAGCGAAAAGGGATAGCAAATAATGCCTGATTCACCGGAAACAAAAGTCCTTAAAGATATCAACAGACAACTTGCCGAAGCTAATAAAGGTGGTTTGAAAGATACCCTTTCACCAAGTGAAACTGCTGCCATGAATAAAAATGTTACAAGCATCATGGGGAATTTTGAACAGATGCTTGATAACAGATTAAAGAAAGTGGTGTTGGCATCTGATCAAAGCTTCAATCAAACCTTTGGGAACCTTCAGGGGTTTCAGGCAGAACAAAATGATGAACAGCTTGCAGCCTTGGAAGAAATTATCGATGATATAGAATTTTCAAACAAGATAATGGATAAGCAACTTCAAAATGAATTCCTGAAGGAAGCTGAAGCTGAAGGTGAACTTAAAATCAACATGAAAACCAATGATCTATTGGAAGACATTTTGGATAAGGATGATGGTGGTGATGTTGATGATGCAGGTGGTGGTGTGATTTCAAGTATGAAATCATTTCTAGGTGGAATCTTTGGTGGTGCAGGTGCAGCAGCATTGCTTAAAGGTGGATTAATGTTTTTGGGGAAAGCAGCATTGGCAGCAGGATTGGTTGGATTGATTGCTTTTGGTGCAACTAGCTTTTTGGAAGGTTGGCGTGAAGCAGGGGAAGGCGCAAGCTTTGTCACAAAATTAAAATCGGCATTAGGCAAAACCCTTGATACATTAACATTTGGTTTATTTGGGGAAGATTTTTTCGATAATATAATGGACCAAATTCATAATTCAATTAATGATGCCATTGCAGGACTTCAAAATATTTGGAATGATGCAACATTAGGGTTTGGTGAAAAATTTGATAAAACACTTGCCACATTATCATTCGGACTTTTTGGTGAAAAAGATATTGCAAATCTTCGGTCAACCACCAATAGTATATTGGAATCGATGAATAAGGGCATAAATGAAATGATTAAAGATGCAACAGGATATGACCTGAACGAAGCTGTGCAGTCTTTTTATAAAGGGATCGATATGATTATTGAAGATACTGCTCAACTGTTCACAGATCCGGTTGGACTTATCATCAGGAAAATGAAGGAAAGCAAGGAATTCAGAAAAAAGCAAAAAGCAGCAGAAGACAAAGCAGAGAAAGAAAGAACTGTTGATCAATTGACTGATGATGAACTTTTGGGAAAATTGATTGAAGGATCAATGACCGAAGAAGAAACAGCAGAATGGCAAAAACGTGCAAAAAGAAGGGGTGAAGAAACTACTGCTGCCCGAAAAGGGTTTGTCGATTTCTTCAAAAATATGTTTGATTATGGGAAGGAAGGCGTGGATCGGATTCAAGAAGCAGGTGATCGGGAAGATCGTATAAAACAGGGGCAAGCAAATATGAAGGCACGTAAAGATAAAAAACTTGCCGAAAAAACCGAAGCACTTCAAAGGGAAGCACTTGAAAAACAAAAACGCATTGATGAAGCAAACAGGAAACCGGAAGCTGATACCGGGTTGTTTGGTCCACGAAATTTTGTCAACAGTCAAAATATAAATCAGGTGCAAAGGGAAGACACAAGCACACAATCCGATGATCGATCATTGCAATTACAGCAACAAAATTAAGGAATAAATATGCTTTCGAAAGATCACTATTATTGGGAAATGATCAAAAAATATACCGTGGCATTCTATCATATTTTTGATGATGTCCATGTCCTGCGCACACACAAGGATACCGGGGAATTGGTCAAGGATATAAAAGTGCCTGTGACCTATGCCGGGAAATCAAAGCTGTTCTATCTGCTGCAAAGAAAGGAAACTGTTGGAACCCGATTGTCCACGGTTTTACCACGAATAACTTTTTTGGTCACAGGCCTTGCACCTGATGTTTCCCGGAAGGAAAGCAATGTCAACACCATTCAGATCCAGTTGCAGAATGACACCGAAGAT